ACTAGGGTACAGACACAATCACTTAACGGTTATTTTACCGTCACGCTTAGTGATACTCGCGTACCACTTGCGGTTACGGTACGGGTCCGGCCCTACCACAGTGTAGGTCCCGTCCGGTGCGTCATCTAGCGGGCCACCGTACTCATCACCGAAGATTGACGTAGCCTCAAGTGCTACCCATTCTCCTGCGGCCACTGTCTCGCGTAGTGCTTTCTTACTTGGGAAACGTGGGTGAATACCTTGCATCATTCCATTCCTTTCATCCGTTTTGCGTTACGTTGTAACCCTAGGATACTGTCATCATCCTGTCAAGTGGTAACCGTAATCCGTCCACCATTCTGCGGCTATCTCCCCCGCTTGCTCCACATTTTCGGCGTGGTAGTTCGTGAATGCTTCGATATCCCAGTGCCCACGGCTTCCCCGAAGTGTGAACGTAGCACTACCATTCCACCATATCGTCCTAGCGTGTCCCCTCTCACTCTCGCAAGCGTGCACTAGCGTCCATCCATTCCTTTCTATCATACCGTCCACTCTCCATCCTGTCGTTCCTAGTTGTACGCGGGTCGATGTTCCTTATCAAAGGCTACCACTGCGCTAGCCTCTCGCACGAACCTACGGATAGGTGCGTCATCGTTGTCGGGTACTACGGCTTCCACTAGGTTAGTGGTCGCACTCACGTTATCGGGACGACGATGGACACGCTTCCCACCCTTATCGGCATACCATCCGTGGACGGCATTAGCCGATCGCAAGCCGTGAGCACGCGGTGTCGTGCGACGGTTGAGCCTTGCTAGGTCGGTCGGTGTCCCGCCACCCCCGTAGGGGTTATGGGACATTGCCTTATCTCCTCTCCATCCATCCTGTCTTACCCTGTAATTATTGCATTTTTTTTTCTATCCTGTCAAGCACTTTCCTAAAATTTTTCTAGATAATTTCTAGTCGACTACCATCCCCTAGGGATTGTTTCTAGTAGTGCATTACTAGTAACCATCTAGGTGAAACACTACAGGAAAGCCCAAACCCTGTCTAGGGGAGAAAACGGGCAAAATAGGACATATCGAAAACTTTCTCAAATTGGCCGATAATCGGACAACGCACCCACACACACGCTGGAGCCATGTCCGAAATGTCACGGTATGTCCCCCACATACCACACCTCCCCCGCCCATGTCAAGAGCAACCGTGATATATCAGAGATATACTAGTCCTGCCGGATATATACACGTATTTCATACAATATCCTAAAATGTCCGATATATCGTGATATGTACCCCCAATAGTTGGGCGTCCGATATGCGGACAAGGGCAGACTTTGTGAACGTGATCACAATCACAAGCAAACTTGACCCCAGATGTTAAATCTAGAGGGGTGGGGTATGGGTATATATATACACCTTTTGGATGTGCGTTATATTGTCATGGTTTGTCCGGTTTTGTCCGGTTTTTGTGTAACGGTTTGGTGAATTTTTTGTTTTTGGTGTCCTGTTTTGGGTGTTTGGACGGGGATATATATAGTGAGGGGTTTTTTAAAACCCTGAACCTATGGCTACTCACGAGGAGCCGTAGCCTCTAGGCGAAGGCTGGTGGTGAGTAGACAGTAGGGACTCCCTTATTGTCCGTCCCTACCTACCCTTTATTACTTACCTTACCCAAGGCTCTCTAGGAGCCGCCTTGGTATATGGGTTGAAGGAGTTTGGTAACCGTGGCAGGAAGAAAAGCAGGTCAAGATCTTGCCTCGGTGAAGCAAGAGTTTTTGACGCAGATGCAGCGTGGCATGAACATTAATCAGGCCTTGGATGTTGTTGGTCGTAACAGGTCTACTTATGAACGCTGGCGGCGTGATGACTCTGAGTTCCTGGTCGCCGTGGAGCGTATCAAGAACTTGGAGAGGATTGCTGGGCCGCGGGAGCGTGACTGGGTTTCGTTCCCTGACTTCTCGGAGAAGTACCTTGAGGCCAAGGTGTTCCCGCACATGAACAATGTGGTGGACATGCTTGAGGGCGATGACCCCACTTGGACTCACCCGAGTATGACTTTTGAGAAGGGTGAACGGGATCTGGTCATGGTGAACATGCCCCCCGAGCACGCTAAGACGACCAGCATAACGATTAACTATGTGTGTTACCGGATCTGCCTGGACCCGAACATTCGCGTGATCCTGGTGTCTAAGACCGCGGAGATGGCGAAGAAGATGCTGTACGCGATCAAGACCCGCTTGACGCACCCTCGCTACAATGAGATGATTACTGACTACGCGCCGATGGGTGGGTTTGATAAGAACTCTGAGGCGTGGAACCAGACCATGATTTATGTGTCTGATGATGCTAGGGACTCTGGGGAGAAAGACCCCACGGTGCAGGCTCTGGGTATTCGGGGGCATATTTATGGCGCTCGCGCTGACCTGATTATTCTTGACGACACGGTTGACCTGACTAACGCGCACGAGTACGATAAGCAGATTGACTGGTTGCAATCGGAGGTTATATCTCGTGTATCGGCTTCAGGCAGTATGCTCGTCGTGGGAACGCGCTTGGCGGCAAAGGACTTATATTCCGAACTCCGCGACCCTCACCGCTACCCTGATGAGGAATCGCCGTGGTCATATCTCTCCATGCCTGCCGTCCTTGATTTCAAAGACGACCCGCAAGACTGGGTAACTCTCTGGCCTCGGTCTAATCAGCCGGAACCAGGATCTAAGGTAGAGAGCCAAGAGGCTGACGAGAACGGCCTGTACCCTAAGTGGGACGGGTCAAGACTATTCCAGAAACGCCGCAGGGTGTCGCCCCGTGCGTGGGCGATGGTGTATCAGCAACAGCAGGTGTCCGATGATGCTATTTTCAATGGCGATGCCATTAAAGCAGCCATTAACGGCAACCGTATGGCGGGTCCGATACCTAAAGGCATGGTTAACTGCCGACCGCAAGGAATGGACGGGCTAGTTATTGTGGCTGGGCTTGACCCCGCTACCTCTGGGCACACTGCCGCCGTGGTCGTAGGTTTAGATATTAAGACCCAGAAGCGTTACGTCCTAGATATTTACAACAAGCCGGGGATTACTCCTGAGGCTATGCGGGAAATGATTAAGGGCTGGACGGACAGGTACGGTGTGTCCGAGTGGCGCATTGAGAAGAATGGATTCCAGGGTTTCCTGGTGCACGATAGGGAGTTGAACGAGTTCTGTTCCTCCCGTGGCAGCGTCATTAAACCGCACTTCACTGGTCAGAATAAGCACGACGCTGACTTTGGTGTTGCCTCTATGACGATCCTGTGGAACGGCTGGGAGGACGGCTATCAGTTAATTGAGTTGCCTTCCACGCATGGGCAGGAAAGCGCCAAGCAACTGATAGAACAGTTGGTCACTTGGCATCCTGGCGCACCAAAGAACCAGAAAACTGACATTGTAATGGCATTGTGGTTCGCTGAATTAGCGTGCAGGGATCGGGTAACCCTGGCAAGTAACTACACGCGGTCTCATGTAAAGAACACCTTCTTGACCCCGTGGGATAGAAGTCAACAAACGACCGTTAGCCTCCTTGAAGCGGAGGCATCAGGGGCTTGGAAGCCCATCGGGGCGTAGGAGGATCTTTGAGCAGCATGTATGATGACTTGAATTTTAGTAGCGACGAGCAAGACAACTCTTCGCTGCGTGCAATCAAGTCTAGGTACGACCGCATGAAGGCTCGCTGGGGCGAGCGCGATCAGCGTATGCAGAATGTTCTTGCCGTGCGGCAGGGACGTATGCGCGATGTGTACCCCGACTTGTTCCCTGAGGGACCATTCGACCGCGGCATCGTGGCGAACATGGTGGACGTTGCGGCCCGTGACCTGTCTGAGGTTATGGCTCCGTTGCCCGCGTTTAACTGCGCCAGCGCCAAGATGATATCGGATACTGCACGCGAGTTCGCTGAGAAGCGCACCCGCATCGTCAACGGTTACTTGGATTACAGCGACATACAGCGTCAAATGTACACTGCCGCTGATCGGTACTTCACTTACGGGTTTGTGCCCGCCATCGTGGAGATTGACGTTAAGAACCGGATGCCACGCATCACTTTCGTGGATTCGATTGGCGCGTACCCCGTGTTCAATCGGTGGGGCATGACAGAGGCGGGATACTTCTCGTTCTACAAGACCCGCGACGAACTGGTAGCAATGTACCCCCTGGCGGAAGGCGCTATCAAAGAATCATCTTACGGCAGCGAACTCATTGAGGTTGTGCGCTACCACGACGCTAAAGTGGATATGCTTTTCCTACCGGCCCGTCAAGGCATGGTGTTAGAGAGCGTCAAGAACCCCATCGGTGAATGCCTAGTGGAGTGGACGCAACGCCCTGGCGTAGATGACGAATCGCACGGTCAGTTCGATGATGTGCTGGCAGTGCAGGTCGCTAAGGCTCGCTTCGCTCTACTGAGTCTTGAGGCAGCGCAGAAAGCAGTGCAAGCACCCATTGTGCTACCACCTGACGCGCAGGAACTAGCCCTTGGCCCTGACAGCGTTATCCGCACAGCCAACGGTGAGCGTGTTCGCCGCGTACCCATTGAGGTTCCCAACAGTGCCTTCGCGCAGCAAGGCATCTTGGATCAAGAACTGCGTCAAGGCTCGCGCTACCCTGATGCTCGCACAGGCCAGGTTGACGGTTCTGTTGTTACCGGGCGAGGCGTGCAAGCCCTCATGTCAGGGTTTGACACGCAGATCCGAACTGGGCAGGCGATGTTCGCTAAGACATTCCAGAACCTTGTACGCAAGGCATTCATGGTTGATGAGATGATGTTTGGCTCAGAAACCAAAACCCTACGCGGGAATGCCGACGGCACACCCTACGAAATCAAGTATCGCCCTGAGCGCGACATTAAAGGCGACTACACCGTGGATGTGCAATACGGCCTTATGGCTGGATTGGACCCGAACCGTGCGCTCGTGTTTGGGTTGCAGGCTCGTGGTGATCGTTTGATTAGCCGCGACTTCCTTAGGCGGCAAATGCCGTTCGCCTTGAACGCTACCGAAGAAGAGCAGCAAGTTGATATCGAAGAGATGCGCGACTCGCTGAAGCAAGCAGTGTCGGGATACGCTCAGGCTGTACCAGTATTGGCGCAGGCTGGTCAAGATCCCGGTCAAGTTCTGTCACGCTTATCAAAAATCATTCTCGGGCGGCAAAAGGGTAGACCAATAGAAGAGATTGTGTCAGAGGCTTTCGCGCCTGAGGAACCACCCACGCCACCGGGGGTTGAGCCTATGGGTGAGGAAACCGCAGGGATGGTCGGTTCCCCCGGTCAGGCTCCTCCTGGTGGTGCTGGGCAAGATTTAGAAGGAATCAGTGAGGCTACGGGTCTACTTAGTGGCGTAGCACCGGGTCAGGCAGGCATGCCACCTGGCGGTCGCCCCGACCTGCAAATGCTAATGGCAAGCCTTGGGGCTGGTGGAGAACCTAACTTGTCGGCTGGCGTTAGCCGCCGCCTACCAATCTAGGAGCAAGAAGTGGCATCAGGACGTTACAAAAAGACTGAAAAGCGTGCGACAAAACGCTCAGGTGTTAGAAAAGACGAACGTGAGTTAAGGGACGGCGAGGTCCGTAGGGGACCGGGCGGCAAACTTAACGTCTACGACGAAGAGACTGGTCGCTGGTATCGTGCAAAGAAGCGAGATACGGCTAAGAAGTCTGACCGTAAGACCACTTCTGGAACGGTAACGTCTGGGAAGCGTGCCACATCAAGAGAAACCTCACCTACTAAAAAAGGTAGTTATCAATCTGGAACTGGCGGTGGGAAAAGATACAAGGCTGCCGCAAAAAAGGCAAGAAAAGAAAAAGCCTCAAGGAGTGCCCCTCTGCCCGGTGAGTTTAATAGGCCAGGTACGGCACAAGAGAAACTTACGAAAGATTTAATTAAGGCTGCTAGAAAGAAAAAGGGCTACACCTCGTCCCCTAGAAAAGGAGCCAGGATTACTTTAGGCAAAGACACTTATCGCTGGAATGGCAGCGACTGGCAAAAAGCAAACTAGGGAGATATGTATGTGTGTTACTTGTGGATGCTGGTCTGATTTAGAGCAGAAGATGGGCGGTGACGGTAATCACCCTGAGAACTCGTCCAAGATGCCCAATATCAACATTAAGAAGGCTCCCGAAAATGGCTCAAGCCCGAAAAGCAGCAAAGTCTAAAGTAAACGCGGCTGGTAACTACACTAAGCCTGCGATGCGTAAGCGCATCTTTAATGAAGTGAAGGCTGGCAGCAAGGGTGGCAAGCCGGGTCAGTGGTCTGCTCGCAAAGCGCAAATGGTTGCTAGGCGATACAAGGCTGCTGGTGGCGGTTACAGGTGAAAGAGTCACAAAAGTCTTTAAAAAATTGGGGTAAGCAAAAGTGGCGCACCTCTGATGGTTCTAAATCTGAGGGCAAGAAGCGTTACTTGCCTGATAAGGCGTGGAAGAATATGACTCCGGCTGAGAAGCGTGCTACTAATCGTGCTAAGGCTAAGGGTAATGCCGCTGGTAAGCAGCATGTTGCACAACCTAAAAAGATTGCTAAGAAAACTGCTAAGTACCGGAGGAAATAATGCCTGCGAAAAAGAAGGCCGCCGCTAAGCGCACCTACAAAGATGGCAATAAAGGCAAGAAGGGTGAACCGCCTAACCAAAAACGACGCACCTCTCGGGCTACTAAAGTAGAAAAGATGCGGCAGAAGAAGAAGGAAGATTCTTTATTTAAGGCTATGGAAGAAACTCGGGCCAAGAATAAAGGAAAGAACAAGAACTAATGGCTGCCAAGAAAAAAGGTCAACCGCCAAATCAAAGTAAAGCGGTCAAGAAGCGTCAAGCCGCATCTCGCACTCCGCAAGCCCGTGCGTACTCCAAGCCAGGAAAGGTAAAGGAGTCTGGTTCCGCAGCCTATGCCGTCACTCGTTTAGCACAAGCAGGTGTTAAGTCTCTCAAAAAGGCTGTCGCCAAACAGAATAAGGCAGCCGATACCTACAAGACAGTAGATCCAAAACGATCTGAGGCGGCAAAGAAAGCCGCAAAAACTCGGGCTGCTAATGAGA